GTGTCCTAGCTCTCCGTAAGCTCTTTTTGTTTTAACAGATTCATTTACATATCTGTTAACTTCTCTCTGCATTATCTCTTTAGGATAAACTCTGCCATTTTTGTTCTTTAAATCTGATTGTAAGAATACACCTTCAATGAATACATTAGGCTTCTTAGGATCTTTACTCTCTTCTGTGAGGTAAGATATACTTTCGTTAAATTCTTTAATAAGTCTCATTCGTTTCTCCTTAGCCTAATGAACCACCGTTGTAGACATTACCTGCATCGTTAGTGTCTAATGGTGCGTCTTGATGTTGTTGTGAACCATATCCAGAAACTTTAGCACAATCAACAATTACAGTTCCGCCAGCTCCGCCGGCTATAACTACTTCTATATCTGATGTGTTTTCTGAATTTTCTGCAAATCCGTAAAAGTCTATTGAACCACTTTCGTGTAATTCAAATAGTACAACGGAGTTTCTTTGCACCTTTGCGCTAGCACCGCTAGACAAAGTCCAATGTAGCCCTTTTATGTTAGCTGCTGGGGAGCTTTGCGTCTCAGTAGATTTCTTTAGCGTGGTTGCTAGAGCAATTGTTCCGGTAGCAGCAGTCCCCCTAACAGAAACAACACCCTGGACTTGGGTGAGTTTTAAATTGTTTACTGTGACTGCCATTTGTTTTCCTTTAAATTAGTTAAGTTATGCGTATCCGCCTTTTTTCTTATGATTCATGTGAGGACCTTCTTCAAGTATCTCTACATTAGGATCATTCACTTCAACTGTTTCTATACCGTGTTCAAACATTACTTTATACCAAGCCACTTTGCCATCCTCTGGCTCTGCATGTTCACCTATAATTGGTGTACCTTCATTCCATTCCTTGTGCATTATTTTACTAGCGCACATGTGCTTATCGCCTTCTAGTGAGCCTTTAGCTACACCATCAACAGGAGATTCGGTAATAACTCCTGCTCTAAAATCTTTAAATGTCTTCGCCATTTGTTTCTCCTTCTACAGGTCTCCCTGTTGTTTGATCTATATCCACTAGGGCATCATCTAATGCTACACCCTGTGGTTCCATATCAGGATCAACGCTTTGTTTAAAAACATCATTAGCTTTATCCTGTTTTAGATGATCTAATGCTTCACCTGTTCGCGATGCCATTTGATCTTTAAATTGCTGTTGGGCCTCTGCATTGTTACCTGCAATTATGTTATCCAACATATCTTTAATTTCAACACTTCTGTCTGTTTCGTTCTCTGCCATTTTATGCTCCATTATCTGGTCCAGGTACAGGGTTTCCTTCACCTGGTACTTCATTATTTATGTCCTGTGCAGGTGCTGGTTCTTCACCTTGAACCTGTTGTAAAGGACTCCACTGATACTGTCTTTGATATTGTGGCTCTGCTAAGAGTTCAGTTTCAATAGTATCAATTTCCTCATCTGTTAGCATTAAAACATTCTTTTGAATGTAACGCTTACTAAAAAATGTTCCTATGTATGCTGCTACTCCGTTTAAAACTTCTACCCTACTTCGTAAAATCTCTTGTTCTTTAGATTCTGTATAGTAAGCATCAGTTGCAAACTCATAGTCTATATCATCTTTAATGTTATTCCAATCTTCTTCAGTAATAACACCTTTTAGTAAGAGTTGCGTCTTCAATAAGTCCGCTAACATAACAGCAAATTTTCTTCTTAACTTGATGATGAATTTTGTAAACTTCATCTCGTCTCGATTTATTTCTGCTGCCCTTCCAAAGTTTAGTCCAGCCTGTTGTTCTAATCTCGATACAGGAATGTTTAATGATTGATACAATTTCCTTTGGAAATATTCTACATCTTCAATCTGCCCTAGGTTTTGACCTGCTGGCAATGTATCAATATTTGTTCCTGTTCCGCCTTCCCTTCTAGGTAACCAGAAGTCTTCCAACATAGACATGAACTTCTTATCATCTCTAATTTCACCTGTGTTAGCATCGTAAACTAATTTATTACGATATCTATCCATGATGTCTTTCATGTATTGCTCTGCCTTCATCTTAGGAAGGTTACCAACATCTACATAAAAGATCCGTCTTTCAGGTGCTCTTGTTATTCTATATATAACAACCGCATTCTCCATCATACGGAGTTGGTTTGCCGGCCTAATAGCCTTATGTAAATACGATAATGCTATATTCTTATCGTGATCTACCAAACCACTTGGTGCATATGCTATAGCGTCTTTTGTTATTTTTAAACCTTGCTGATTTTCAGGAGCAATATATTGTCCTGGTTTAGAAGTAACTCCCTTATCGTTGTAGATAAAAAACTCTTCTACAGCTTTAACAAATTGTACGCCAGAAGGATTCTTTTCCTTCTTAATCTCACGCACCTTCCTAATTTTCCTAGGATCGATATATCTAATATCTTTGATCCCTTGTTTAGGATTATCAAGATCTATAACCTTATGGAAAAAGATCTTGCCATCTATGTACCATCTTCTAAAGTAGTCCTGGGCTCTTTCCTTAAAGTCCAGGAGGTTCTTTAGTTCCTCAAACTCTTTTAGAATTGATTTCTTAACTGAAGACGATAGTTCAACATCGTCTAAGTTAAGTTCGACGGGAGATTCATTCTCCAATTGTGCAATCCCTTCGTTAATGATATCTTCTACTGCTGTATCAACATCTGCCATCATGGCTATGTCACGATATCTTTTAACTAATTCGGCTTCTGTTTGGGCTACCCCTTCCAGATCCATGTAAGTACCGTAGTACCCACCCGCTCGAATTGATTCTATTGCACCGTCTTCGGCCGGCGCCACAAATGATTTCTCACCCTGTGGCGTCTCCTTCCTCTTTATTTCAAATCCAAAAATGTCCATAATTATTTATTCCGTCCCACTTTATTGGGATTAATTTATGACGTCATATGACTGGTACTGGAATGTAACTGTAAACTCTTCAATTATGTCGTTCTGTGCATATTGTAATGCAATTTCTGACATGTTAATTGGAAAAGCGTCTTTAAGTTCTATAATTCCGCCAGGTAATGCTTCGTCATTTCTGTCTAAATGTTTAACAGTAATATCCCTGTAGTAATCTGCAGGGTTAAGTGCTAACGCGCTATTATCGCCTTTTTGGTTCATCGCATCTAACCAAGCTTCAAAAGGTTGTCTTAACGACTGTTTAGTATCATTAGCAATAGTGATTGTCCAAGGATCAAATATCCTTTCACCTGCGAATTTAACTTCCCTACCTCTATATTGAATGATTGCTGGATTAACGGTTGAAGCTGGCATAGCAGCTCCTGTAACGAGAATGTTCACATCGGACACTGCTCCTACTAAAGTAGGAAAAGAAAGTATTACTTCAAACTGATTGGGACGAGCTCCGCCTGCCCCCAGTGCTGATTTAAACTTTTGTATTTGCATTTTGTTCTCCTAATTAAAACTATTTATACATTAACCGCCGATCTCTTCAAAGCTAACGCCTGTTCTAGTAGCAATAAAGTTCAACTGTATAAAGTTGATTGCTTTTGCTGGCTTAATGAAGATGTCTGCTACAAATTCGTTCCTATCTATAACCTCTGCTGTGTTATTAGATGTGTTACAAATTACTTTAAAGTCGTAAATACCTCTACGGCCTTGAACATCTCTTAAGAAAGGTGTCAGTAATGATGAGAATTGCGCTCTAGTAAACGCATCGTTAAATTCAAACAGTTGGAATTTAGCTGCTGTAGCAATTGCTTTTTCTAATACAATAAACAATCTACGAACATTAATTCTATTGAACGCTGAAGGTACTGATGTCATTGTTTTGTCTCCAAACAATACAATACCATTACCTACAGAACTAACAACAGGGTTAATTCCTGCTGAGTACATGTCGTCTCTGTTTGCTTTTGTTGGGTTAAATGCCAATTTAACTGCATTTTTGATTTGGCCTCTATTAAATCCTGCTGGTGAGAACCAAGGATCTGTAGTGTTGTCTGTTTCAACACAAAGACCTGCTATGTCTCCATTTAATGGAACCCATCTGTAGACATCGTTATATCTGTCATACATATACTTCCAGTTGCCGTCCATTACAGAGTAAGAAGTAGGTGTCAATAGTGCTTTTGAAGCAACCATTGCTGTAACTTCTGAACCTGCGTTGTTAACAACATCTGTTAATTGTGGTGAACAGAAAGTTAAACAGTCTTTTCTAGCTTTAGAAATATTGTCTATGACATATTTTCCGTCTGTTGTGCTATGTCCACCTGTTAATACAAGTGAAATGTCAACACTTTCTGCATCTTGGAACAAGTTGTATGCTGTTTGGATATCGCCACTATCTGGGCTATCTGAAACACCACCTGTTAATGATACAGTAGATTCTGCTGTTGTAAACTCTGATGTATATGTTGTACCTGCTCCAGCAGTACCCCAAGTGCTTTCGCCTGCTGGGTGATCTGTGAAGTAAATAAATTTAGATTGTGTTTCAATTACATCTCTGTAAAATATTGAACCACCTTCTAAGCCTTTTGCATCTGCTGCTTTAGAACAACCTGCAAAAGTTTCTAATACTGTTCCAATAGTACCTGAAAATAGACCGTCTTCATCAATAACTACTATGTGAAGTTCGTCATTTGAACCGCCTTGTATAGCCACTCTTGTGGATGTTAAAGGTGCAGTATCAAATTTATTTTTATATGCCCAGTCAGTAGCTAAAGTTGCTGTAGCTGTTGCTCCAGTTCCTCCACCGCCACTAATTGTAATGGTTGGTGCGCTTGTATATCCGTTACCTGGATTAGTAATTGTAATTGCAGTAACTGCCTGTGAAGTAACTGTTGCTGTACCAGTAGCAGTAATACCGCCTGCTGGTGCTGCACTAAATGTTACAGTAGGAACAGAACTATAACTAGATCCGCCTGCTGTTATTGTAGTAGATGCTACAGAGTTACTATCAAAATTACTTGAATCCGCGAATGAAACTTTAAGTGAATTACCTAATGCTCCAGGATGTTTAGCTGCCCACATTCCATTAGAACCTGAACCGTCTCTGTGATTTTGAACATAGTCGTCGCTGTTTTTAATAAGAACTGCTGTTCCTGATGCTACAGCGTTTCTCGCTGTATCGTCATCAACTGCTCTAACTACTTTCAAATTATTACCATACGCCAAGAAACTTGCTGCTGTGAAAAAATCAACTGCAGTAGTATCATTTGGCTTGAAAAATCTCTCTACAAGATTATTCTCTGAACTAATTGTTACGATCTCGCCTGCCGGACCCCATTGAAAGTCTCCAACAAATGCACCTGTAGTAGATGCAACCGCTGGGACAACACTGGTGAG